GCGAACACTGACGGATTGTGGAGATTGTTGGGTGCAGCACCACTAAACAGCGTAGCAAACCAAGCTGTTAAAAGTATATCAGTAAACTATGCGCCTGCTGCGTTGACTAGTGCAAACGTAGCATCAAACTCTATTTCTACTGCTGCACAGTTGGGATATGCGATTACTACTAAACAATCATCTCAAATTGCAGTAGTAAGTTTCTATGATGCAACTAGAACTTCTATGCGTGTATTTGCTTCAGTAGCAGGAAGATTAGCTAATACATATGGTTATGTTCCTCCTACTCTTAACGCGAATTTACAATTCATTACTATTGGTATAGCAAAATTTGTTTATACAATAGGTGTTAATAATGGTACTACAACTGCTCAACAGGCTATAGGATACTTATTTAACTTTATACCTCAAGCTGATCCTATTCAAACAGTTACTACTACTTCAGGTAACGGTATTTTTACTATGTACGGGACCGATGAAATATCAGTTCAGATTTTTGGCACAGCAGTAGATACTATTCTATCAGCACCCGGTCCTAATAATACAGTAAATATAAGTGTGGTATTGCAAGATAGTACAAGTAATAATTTTTCAGTTATTAATCAACAAGCATTGTCTAGTTCTGCACTATCAAATTTTAGAAATACTGACACATATATAATTCCAAACAACTGGGCTATTAAATTACAAGCTGAATCGCCCAACAGTTTGAATGCATTACTTAACATAGTCGAGGAAGTGTAATTATGGCTTTTAAACCCACACAGTTTGATAATGATTCTCAACTTGTTCCTATTCCTGTATGCTGCGGAGGGACCGGTATAACAACAGCACCAGCAGCTATTGCTGTTGATCCTGTTGTTCTTTACAAATGCATAGGATGGACAACCGGATCAGTTCAGATTCCAACTGCATCCCTCGGGTCATATGCTAGGTATGAGATTGTAGGACAGGTAGCATGTTGGCAATATTATTGCTCTGGTTTAACTTTTGGGTTTAACACTAATTTTAATCAGTATTGCTGCGCTCATGCCTCATGCAGCGCATTTCAGCCTAAAACTTATCCATCGACACCAACCGCCGCTTCCGCCTTTAGCTGCGCAGGGATGATTCATGCGGCATTCGGGATTTCTAGTGATCAATGTACTGCATGTAGTATAAATGGCTGGATGTTTAAAATTGAACTTGTTCCGGGAGGTTGCGGAGGCGGTGGCGGATATGCAGCAACCTATGCCGTCGAAACGACTCTGAACGGTAGCAGCAACACATGTCAGGGTACTCGCAATTCTGGATTCATTAATGCCTGCTGCGCATCAGACACATCATGTTTGAAAGGAATATGCATGACTACACCCGGCGGTTCCTGGGGTGGCTCTGACAACGCCTTGTGCAGGCAAGCAGTAACAGTCACTGGTTATGGGAGATTAGTATAATATGAATAAATCAGATTTTTATATAATTTGGTACTCGAATAGAGGATATGATCTATCATCACATGGTTATCCAATGGTACCGTTTGCAAAATTTGCGGACCCGGAAAATAATGATCCAAACTTTGTTCCTTCTAACGAACCAACTTTTGTCGAAACCGAAGAAGATTGGATAAAGTTTTTAACTAATGAAGTTGAAGTAACTGATCTATGTAGACTTGACAAGGATGCATGTGATATTGCCGGTGTAGAATTCCAAATACCATACGAAAAAGCAAGAACATACCCATCAATCGGTGATCAGTTAGACAACATTTATAAAACATTAAAAACATTAAAAGATTTTGGCATTGATTTGGGTGAAGAAGGTAATGCATATGTAGATAGTATTACTTCTGTTAAGGAAACTTACCCTAAAAACTGAATATATTTTTTATCACCGTTGGTTGTCACTAAATAATAGTATATCAAACCAATGGTGATTTTAAAATGAAAAAAGCTTTTTTTATAAATGGAGGATCAGGAAGAGTCCTTTGCTCCATTCCCGCGTTAGAAACATATAAACAAACTATTGACCCCGATGTTATAATTGTTCCTGAATCTTGGGGAGAATTATTTCTTGCTTCTCCTATATTACGCGATAACATATATCCAATACAACATAAAAATCTGTTACGAGAAAAGTTAATAGACAAAAATATAATTTCACCTGAACCATATCGGTTTAATCCCTTTTATAATCAAAAATGTAATTTAATCCAAGCCTTTGACATGATTATTAATGAATTAGAAGAAATACCAGAAACAAAAAAAATAAATTTAAGTATAAGTAAGCTAGATCAATTGCACGGAGACAATATTATTGAACAAGCTAAACTAGCAACAAAAAAAGAAAAAACAATAGTGTTTCAACCATTTGGTGCCGGAGTAGTACAACATAATAATAACATAATTGATAGTTCCGGTCGTAGCTTTGAATTAAAAGACGTTTATGATATTCTTGAAAAGCTGAATAAAGATTATGCGGTTATTTTAATGACTGCAGGTATAGAAATTAAAAGACCCAATGGAAAACCTCTTGGTGTATTTTTACCGGACAATTGTAATCTATTGCAGTGGATGGGTATTATTAAATCAGCAGATTATTTTTTAGGTTGTGATAGCGTTGGTCAGCATTTTGCACATGCATTAAACATACCTTCAACCGTTGTATTGGGATCAACCTTTCCAGAAAATGTTTCATACACAAATACTGCAAATTTCAAGGTTATTGACAACGGCGCACACGTTCGCAAATATTCGCCACTTAGAATTACGCAAGATATTATTGTAGAAAAAACAAATGAATCATGTATGGTATTGAACGATGTAACACTAGATGACATTATCAATTCTATTAACAATGCATTGGGTAGAGAAAAATCCAGTAGTATTTTGCACTATTCTAATATAATTGAAAATAAGAGTGTGTAATGATGAATAATAGTGGATATATCTTAGGTATAGCTCGCGGCCACAATGCAGGAGCATGTTTGTTAAAAGACGGAGAAATTGTTTTTTCGTTAGAAGAAGAAAGATTGTCTCGTCAAAAATATGATGGCGGCCCTTATGCTGCTATGATGAAAGTAAAAGAGTATACAGACAAAGTTGATTATATTTTTGTATCACATACTCAGCCGCTTGAACATACTGCAGGCAAAGTAGATTATACCGGAGATAATGTATACACTGGCTTAGCTAGAAAAATGGGGTTGATAGATAGAAAAGCTGATCTCTATAACCACCCACAAGTAATAGACTTATCGCACTCTCATCACAAAATTCATGCAGCTTGTGCCTTTTATCGTTCTGGATTTGATGAGGCGGTTGCTGTAGTAGTAGACGGCGCAGGGACAGCGTATCCGGCAAATTTTGGACAAGACCAAATAACACTTTGGGAAACAGAAACTATATTTAATTGTTCTTACCCAGCCGAATTTAGTACTCTTTATAAACATTTAGGTTGCAGGGATCCTATTATAGGACATTATATTGAAACCCAGTCTTCCGAAAAATACGGTGAAGAAGGTACACATATTGAATTTATTTCCGGTAACGCAGGTATTACTAAAGTATATGAAGCAGTAACTGAGTATTGCGGATTTTCTTCTATTGAAGCCGGGAAAACAATGGGATTGTTCCCCTACGGTAAACCAAATGAAAATATTCCTAAGTTATTTATTGATAATCAAGTAGCACCCATATCTGATCGTAATGTAATAGTACCTAGATACCCAAATGGTGCGATGGTTAATTCTATGGTGTATTCGGAATTGACTGACTCTTCTACAGAGGATCTTACAAAACTACAGAATCGCCGTGATCTCGCGTATGCTTGTCAAACACAAACGCAGGACATGGTTTCAAATGTAATACGTAATGCAGTAAAATTGTCCGGTAAAAAGAAAGTAGTGTTGTCAGGCGGATATGCTCTTAACTGCGTAGCTAATTATCATTATCTTAAAACTTTACAAGATGAGGGAATTGAGCTTTACGTTGAACCAATTTCAAATGACGGTGGTACAGCGATTGGTGTGGCACTTTGGGGCTTTCATGAAGTCACTAAATCTAAAATGAAACACGCACGAGAAATTTATCTAGGACCTGAGTATAACTATTCAGAAGAAGATATTAACACACTTGCTAATAAGTACAATGCAATCGTAGAAGATTGTGATGATGCTCGGGTAGTTGAATTAATGACTACAAAAAACATTGTTGGATATTTTCAAGGCCGTTCAGAAAATGGGCCTAGAGCATTAGGAAATCGTAGTCTTTTGTTTGACCCTACTTTCAAAGATGGTAAGGACTTTGTTAACCTAGTAAAGCGTAGAGAATATTTTAGACCCTTTGCTGGTTCAATACTTGCTGAAGAGGCGCATGATTGGTTTGATCTAAGAGGTATGGAAGACTCACCGCACATGATGTATGCAGTAAATTGTAAAGAAGGTGTTGAAGATAAGATACCATCCATTATACATGTTGATGGCACTTGCCGTATTCAAACAGTATCTAAAGAAGAGAATCCATTGTACTATAAATTGATTCAAAAATTCAAAGAAAAAACCGGAGTTCCTATTGTTTTTAATACAAGCTTCAACTTAGGCGGAGAACCATTAGTAGAAACGCTTGAAGATGCACTTTGGACTTTACAGCAAAGTGATATTCAATATTTGTATCTTCCCGAATACAATAAACTTATTACAATAACGAACATAAAACTTATCTAGGATACATATGACTACTATTAAAGAACAAACTAAAGATTTACACGAAATAGCAGAAAAAAATCCATTTGCTCAACGACTTCTTTCAGGTAATATATCTAACACCGAATATGCATGTTACTTAACTAACCTAGAACCTATTTATAATGCAATTGAAAATTTAGCAGAAAACAGTGGCATACTTATTGATGACATAGTTCATATAAAGAGAACAGAACTAATTCGTGAAGATTTAGCAGAGTTAAAGCAACTAGGAGCAAATCATTACGTAATATTTGAATCTACTTGCAGGTATGTTGATTATCTTAATCAACTTGATAAAGGTAAGATACTTGCTCACTTATATACCAGACACTTTGGTGATTTATACGGCGGGCAAATTTTAAAAACTAAAGTTCCGGGTAAGGGAAAAATGTACGAGTTTGCTGAGCGAAAAGCATTGATTGATAAAACACGTATGATGCTTAGCGATGATCTTGGACCCGAAGCACGAATAGCATTTCAATATGCGATATATCTTTTTGAGGAACTTACTAATGAGTTTAATATTTGATAAATTGTTACAACACGCAAGTGAATTTCAAACTATACTAAATACATTAGACCGATCTGACGAAGTACATGAGTTTCCTTGGGACAATTTGGTTTATACTTCTAAGTATATTAGGCGGGCCCACTTAGACATAGTAGACAAACGAGAAGATCGTAAATTGCTAATGATGCATTTATGTGTTTTTCCTCATACTGACTCAGATGCACCTATATACGGGTTTGATCTAATTGCGGGTCCTAATAAAGTTACAGGAGCATTTCATGACTTTAGTCCTTGTTCTAATAATAACTCTTCTCATCCTCTCAGTGAATTATTTGCTGGAGAAGTAAAAAAATATTCATGGTCAAAACAGCGTGAACTGCCTGATTGGGCTAAAAAAATATTTAGTCCTTGGATGGTTGCAGCAGGTAATATTAAAGATATTGACGAACTTTCTGAAGTACTTGAATTATCCAAAAATAATTTGATTTCATATATTGAATGGATGAAAACTAACTATGCTACAAGTGATCAAGACTATACACAACAACAAAACAATTATTGTATCAATCAAAAGCAAAATCCGCATACTCCTCGTGTAATGGAAAGTTTAGGTTATGATCCAGATACTGTCCAAAAGTTTATACAAAATTGCCTTTTTCCGGAAGTTTAACAATCAGCATAAACACTTCTTATATAGGGTAACTTATATCAAGATAAGTAATATGATATGAATGCTTTTCAACTTGAATTTTACACTAGACTTAGAGCTTGGAACAACCTAAGAACTGACCTAATACATTTGCCACTGCACGAAAAATGTGTTGAAGTAGATAAGTTTTGGCAACAGTGTCCAGAAACAGCACATTACTTACATCCAGCAGATATAAAATCATGGCCTGATCCATGGCAATTATTAGATGATAATATGTATTGCCCATATGCTAGAGCATTGGGCATAATTTATACTTTAATTTTATTGGGAATAACCGACATTGACTTAGTAGATGCTATTGATTATAATAGTGTATCTGTGGTATTAGTCATGGTTGATAGCGCAAAATATGTACTTAATTACTGGCCCGGCACTGTAGTAAATAATAAACTCAGCGACTTCACTGTAGTTAGACACTATGACATAACACCCATCATTCAAAAAACAGGAACACTATGAAGATTTACGTTACTAAAAGATCAGGGAACAAAGAGCCCTTGACCATTGAAAAATGGCAACAGCAAATAGCTACTATATGCAAAGGAACAGCAGATGTAAGTCAATCAATGATTGAAATCAAAGCGCAGCCGCACTTTTTTGATGGTATTACAACAAGCGACATTGATGAAATAACACTAAGAGCCATAGTAGACTTAATTGATGTAGAAAATAACCCAGATGTGGGTCACACAAACTATCAGTATGTAGCTGGTAAGCAACGTTTATCAATGCTAAGAAAAGATGTTTTTGGTCAATATCAACCTCCCCACCTTTTTGAAATTGTAAAAAAGAATGTAGCTACTGGATTGTATACACCAGAATTATTAGAATGGTATACAGAAGATGATTGGAATAAGATGAATGATATTATTGATCATGAAAAAGATGAACAATATTCTTATGCCGCCATTGAGCAATTGATTGAAAAGTACTTAGTTAAAAACCGCGCTACAAAAGAAATATACGAAACACCTCAGATCAGATACATGATCGCAGCAGCTACAGTATTTCACAAAGAAGAACCCAACTCAGCAAGAATGCGATACATTCGTGAATACTATAACGCTTCTAGTGATGGCTTGTTTACACTAGCTACTCCAGTATTAGCAGGATTAGGCACTCCAACTAAACAGTTTAGTAGTTGTGTATTGATTAAAACAGACGATGACCTAGATAGTATCTTTGCTTCTGGCGAAATGATGGCCAAGTATGCTAGTAAACGCGCTGGCATTGGGTTAGAAATTGGTAGACTTAGACCCCTTGGTTCTCCAATCAGAGGAGGTGAAGTCATGCACACTGGTATGATTCCTTTCTTGAAAAAATGGTTTGGTGATCTTAGATCATGTTCACAGGGAGGAATCAGAAATGCTTCCGCCACTATCACATATCCGATTTGGCACTATCAGTTTGACGATCTTATTGTACTGAAAAACAATCAAGGCACAGAAGAAACTCGCGTAAGACACATGGATTACAATGTAGTCTTATCAGCATTCTTTTGGAGACGATTTAAGAACAAAGAAAATATTACATTCTTTGACCCCAACGAAGTACCTGATCTTTACGAAGCTTTTTACAGTGATACTAAAAAGTTTGAAGAACTGTATGTAAAGTATGAAAAGCGCAAAGACTTGCGTAAAAAAACAATGAATGCCGAAGAGGTATTCAAAAGTGGTATTCTTAAAGAACGTACAGACACTGGTAGAATTTACTTAACCTTTATTGACAACGTACAAAATCAAGGACCGTTTGATACCTCATATCATACGATTTATCAATCTAATCTTTGTCAAGAAATCTTGTTGCCTACTAAGTCATTTAAACGATTAGATGATGATAAGGGTAGAATCGCCTTATGCACACTTGGTAGTATAAATTGGGGAGCATTTAGAAATCCAGAAGACATGCGCAGAGCATGTAGAATCCTTCAGCGTAGTTTATGTAATATTCTTGATTATCAAGATTTCTTGTCTATTCAGTCTAAATTAAGCAATGATGAAATTCAGCCATTGGGAATAGGTGTCACTAACTTAGCATATTGGCATGCTAAGCGCGGAATGAATTATGGTGAACAAGACGCACTCAATGAAGTTAAAAGCTGGATGGAACATCAAGCATTTTATCTAACAGAAGCAACTGTAGAACTTGCTAAAGAACGAGGCAAGTGTGTAGATTCAGATAAAACTTGGTATGGTCAAGGTATCTTTCCCTGGGAACGTAGAGCTAACGGTGTTAACGAATTAGCAGACTTTACTCCTGAATTAGATTGGGAAGCACTTAGAGAACAAATGAAAACATATGGTGTTAGAAATGCTACTCTAATGGCTATTGCACCAGTAGAAAGTTCGTCTGTTGTAATCAATTCTACTAATGGTATTGAAATGCCCATGAGTTTGATTACAGTAAAAGAATCTAAAGCAGGTAGTTTTATTCAAGTTGTTCCAGAATATCACAGATTGAAAAACAAGTATCAGTTAATGTGGGATCAAACTAATTGCGTTGACTACTTAAAAACAGCCGCAGTCTTACAAGCTTATGTGGATCAAAGCATAAGTACTAACACGTTTTATAATCCAGCACACTTTGCAGACAGAAAAGTACCTACAACAATGATTGCTGCAAACTTGATGTTGTTTTATTACTGGGGCGGAAAGACACTTTATTACAGCTTGATTAATAAAGCAGGATCTAAAGCTGATGCAGAAGAATTACCCCTGATGTTAGAACCTATTAACTATGATGAAGAAAGTGGTTGCGAATCATGCAAATTATGAGTAATGAAGAACAAGAATTGCTAAAAACTGATGATGGTATAATTTGCGTTGCTTTAATGGTATATGCTCAATTCATAGAAGAAATGGGCGGCAACACCAAACTCTATGATAGAGTTATGGAACTTTATCACGAAAGACGAAACGCAGATATTAATATAGTAAAGGAAACAGAATGAAACAGAAAATTTTAAAAGCACTAGAAGCACATTTTGTAGGACATATTGAAAAGCATAAAATGAACGTAGAGATTATGTTAGCAAACCCTTTAGCTATTCATGATCATACTGATCTTATGAGTGCTATTGAAAAAGAAATTCAACAATTAGTAGAATATCAAGATAAACTTGACGCACTTAAACAGCACTTTGGGGATTGATAAATGTCAAAACAACAATATAACTTAGAAACAAAAACAGATTATTTAAACAGAAAAATGTTTTTAGATCCTGCAGGTCCGGTAACCATTCAACGATTTGAAGAATTTAAGTATCCCAAAATTGCCAAGCTAGAAGAAACTGCTAGAGGCTTCTTTTGGATCCCTGAAGAAGTTTCACTAACGAAAGATGCACAAGATTTCAAAGATGCTAGTGACGCGGTCAAACATATTTTTACTAGCAATGTTTTAAGACAAACTGCACTTGACAGTTTACAAGGCAGAGGACCCAGTCAAATCTTTACTCCTGTTATTTCTTTGCCTGAACTAGAAGCATTAGTTTACAATTGGACTTTTTTTGAGACAAATATTCATAGCAGAAGTTATAGTCATATCATTCGTAATATTTACAATGTACCAAAAGATGTTTTTAACACTATTCATGACACGCAAGAAATTATTGACATGGCGTCAAGCGTGGGTCAATACTATGACAAGCTACATGTGCTTAACTGTAAAAAAGAGTTAGGTCATAAGATAGATGAAAAAGAACATATCAAAGCTATTTGGATGGCACTAAACGCCTCTTACGCACTTGAAGCATTTAGATTTATGGTATCTTTTGCTACTTCATTAGCAATGGTTGAGAACAAGATTTTTATTGGTAATGGAAACATTATTAGCTTGATCTTGCAAGATGAAATTTTACACAAAGATTGGACTGCTTATATCATTAACCAAGTAGTAAAAGAAGATCCAAGATTTGCTCAAGCTAAACAAGAATGCGAACAAGAAGTTTATGCTCTTTATATGGATGTGATTAGAGAAGAAAAAGCTTGGGCTGATTACTTGTTCAAGAAAGGTCCTGTTATCGGTCTTAATGCTAATATTTTAAAAGAGTTTGTAGATTACACAGCACTTATTGCATTAAAAGAAATTGGTATCAAGTATCAAGGTAATGCTCCCAAGTCTACTCCTATTCCGTGGTTTAATAAGCATTCATCTACTAGCAACAAGCAAACGGCACTGCAAGAAAATGAATCAACTAACTACGTTATTGGAGTAATGTCGTCTGATATTAACTACGATGAACTACCTAATTTATAATGGAAAAAGAAATGAAAGCAACAGTATGGTCAAAAGATATGTGTAGTTTCTGCGAACAAGCAAAACAGTTACTAACAACGAAAGGAATTGAATTTGAAGAAAGAAAGATTGGTAAAGAATGGACTAAAGAACAACTATTAGAAGCTGTTCCTACAGCAAGATCAGTACCACAGATTTTTCTAGACGATCAATATGTGGGCGGATTTACAGAACTAAGACAAAAACTTAACAACTAAGGAAATTTATGAATATTAAAGAAAATGAGATTTTTTCAATCAAGTTAAACTCAGGAGAAGAATTGATTACCAGAGTTAAAAAAGTAACACCTGAATATCTGATCATTTCAGAGCCAGTATCGGTAGCGCCCGGGCCTCAGGGCATGGGATTAGTACCTAGTGTGTTTACTGCAAATCCAAGCGGAGAATTTACGCTAAATAGAAATAGCATTGCAATTGTATGCGAAACAGAATATAATATTAAAACCAAATATTCAGAAGCAGTTTCTGGAATAAAAGTACCAGAAAAGAAAATTTTAGTAGGATAAAATATGTCAAAAAAACTGAGCAGAAAGGGTGATAAGAATACTACAGGTGGTAAGATAGTAAAAGGTGCAAGCACTGTATTTGCTAATGGTATCGCCGTAGGTCTTCACGTTAGTGATATCACTCCGCATGCTCCGTTTGGAAAACCGCATCCTCCGCATAGAGCAGCAAAGACTACTCAAGGCAGTCCTACCGTTTTCTGTGAGGGAAAACCTGTATTACGAGTAGGATCAGGAAACACTTGCGGTCATAAAATAGTAGAAGGTAGTCCGGATGTATTTGTTCCATGATTAGAATTAGTAGAGATATTATTAATGAGCAACTACAACCATGAGTAATTCAGGAAAGCAAAGCCCACTAGGGGTTAACGTACAAGGTTCTATACTTAACAATCAGGGTTTCACAATAAACCCTGTGGCTACTAGCTATATGGGTAGTAGTAAAACAAACGGAACTTACACTTTTGGAAGCTTGGTTCAAGATACTGTTTTACGATTACAAACCTTGGCTATTAATGACGGTTATCTTAGAAACTTACTAACTAGAACTAATAGTATAGATACATACGACAATCTTATTAACATAGGAGCTACTTCTATACCTGCACTAGGTAATTCAAAGCCTCCTACTTATGATGTGTATGATCCTTCAGGTATATGGACTACTACTGCACAAAATTATGGAGCACAAAAGGGTGTTAGTCCCTCATTGCCTGGACCAGCAAATTCTGGTTATGCATTAACAAGTAATACAGATCAAGGTCAAGAAGCAACTTGGTTTCCTTATACTGGTGTAAGCGGTGATAATCCTAATACTTCTATATCGCAATGGGGATATATTAGATTACATGCATTGCAAGCATGGTATGAGTTTAACTGGAATGGCAACACTGTAGATACAGCCAATCCCGAATATAAAGAGTTT